TGCAAGTACAGCATATCGTGCATTATTGGTTAGATACATGTTATCTAACAAGTTACGCATGATAGTTGACTTAATGAGTTGGATATCTTTGACAGTATCTGCAATACTCATGCCATAAAACTTGTGAGGTATCGGTAGTGGACAGATAGCTGAGAAAGGAATCATGTCGATTTCTTCGTTATCTAAGATGTATTGTCCACCTTTAGTAATTTTTCTGAGTTCTGCTATACCATCGTTATCGTAGTCGATACGCATATAACATTCATCTATCCAAACCTTTTTGTTAGGTCCTTCACCCTCAGATGGTGGTACTGAGTCATCATCATAGCTAAATCGTGCTAGTCGTTCTTCATTTAACTCAGCTTCGCTATTGGCATAGCTTGGTATCTCATTGATGATTTTAGGATCATATCCTTGTTGTATAAGATCACTTACAGACCTTTTAACTCTATGGCATACAAAGTCTGCATCTTCTAGTGATGCTGCTCTACGTGAAACTAAAAATTCTTCTGGTGGTACAGCACAAACCCTAACCTGTCCATCAGTATTGGTTTTCTTAACTTTAACATCGTGTTCTACGACTTTTGGGCTAACTAAAGTGCCAAAATCATCAGTAACTGCTTTTTGAACAACAACCTCTGTGTGTTCTAGGATATCCATATCATCACTAGCAAGAATGGATTGATACTCAATCTCAGTTAGGTTCGTATACGTTTCAGTTGTAACCTCTGTGCTTTCTTCCCAGTAATGTTTGATTACACCTGTTTTGCTTATAAGGGCATCCTTAAAGGCATCATAGAGGACCTTAAACCCATTATTTTGGCGATTAAATACATAGTTGCAGTAGTTGGTAGCCTGTTCTGCCATTTCAATGTCTTCTGGACCTTGTGGCTCGAATTCAGCTACATTGTTGTGAGTCGTAAAAATACGCATCAAAGATGGCATAATGTACTCAACTGTATCTCTTACATCAGTAGTAACGATTTCTGATCTGCCATCAATCTCATTACCAAATGGCTCACCCAAATAATATTTCATCGCATCTTCTCTTTGATTAGAGAGTTCAGTATTTGCGTAACCTGTAGCTCCTTGTATCTCAGAGTTAAGTTGCGAGACTAATTCGTCTTCAGTCATTTTTCTTGGTTTTTTTGCCATTCTTTACCTTTAGTGATTGTAATTCTTTTTCCATTTGTTCTAGTCTTTCTTCTAGTTCTTGAAGTTTGAGTGCCATTTGAGCAGGTGATGCTATTAAATTAGCCATTATTTTTTAAATCTATCCTTCAATCTTTGTGCAGCAGTTTTTCTTTTATCAGGAAGACTGTCTAATACATCCCTAAGAGTATTCCTACCCATATCAGCACTTGTTTTTTGTATTTCGTTACGAAGAATTTTTTGATTTTTTTTGTATTTTTTTATTTCTTTCATCAATTCTTTGTCTACATTCGGCATTTATATCTCCTAAACTATAGCGACATCTGGTCCTAGTCTACCTTTGCTATTCCACTTAGATGTCTCTGTTGTACTGTGTCTTAGACTCATAACTGCATATCGTGTAGCAGACATGATGTCATCTTTAATTTTAACTATTTTGCCATCTTTACGATGATATAATCTGTATTCCTCAAACCAGTCATAACAGGTGTTAAAGACCTTAAATTTGCCTTGTTCCATGCGAGATAACATCTCCATGATCCCTGCTTCTACTGAATTACCCCCTTTCTTTTCTCCCAAAGCTGGTGGGTTTTCAAAGTGAAAAGGCAGCATATTAACATGAGCTGTACGATATTGTTCAGCTAGGGTAATGCCACTTCCTTTATCGTGTTGATATCCATCATGAGGAAAGGCTATCGGTATATAGTGGCTTCCTTCACGTTGGTTGATATGTGTTGCATGGTAATCAGGTGTTTGTTTTGACATCTTGTAGGTGTCGTAGATATACACGATATCCTCATCCCTATCCCATGCTACCCATACGACTGCTGTTGGATGGTCATACCCAAAATCGAGACCTGCGATACGAGGGTAATGAGAGGGTATAGTAAATGGTTCGCAGGTCAGATTGTCCTCTAATATCGGAAATACCAGACCACTACCTATCATTGGTATTCCTTTAGACCTCATGTCTCTCTCATGAGGTGGTAATGCTTGTAAAATCTGCTCTTTCATGTCATCGGTTAGATGGTCGGCATCTTCCCATCCTGCTGTAATCAATGCCTGTTTTGACTTAAGTTCCGATGTAAAATTCTGTACTACCTCTGTCATACCTGATTCTGGGGTAAATGTCATATAGACTTGTCCTTGCTTGTCTAGGGTACGAGTTATACATTGTGAATAGATATCTTGAGGTGGTTCTTCGTCTAGCCATACTAGATCGATACTCTCCCCCATAAATTTTTCAGCACCCATTTCATAGGCTTTAAAGGCAACACGAGACCACCCACCACTTTTATGTTTAACAAGGACTGACGAGTGTGCGTTTGGTACTCCAGGTTTCCTTGTAGTTTCACCAATGAGATGTTTAGGAATACTTCCTTTCCCCTTATCTCTTGGGTTGTCTGGTTGCCCAAATAATTCTTTTTGACAGATATCACGTGTGGTTTCATTACTAGCACCACATACCCATGCCTTTATCGGCTCTTTAAAGCGTTTTCCTTTCCACCACTTAGGGTATTCACCTGTTAGATGGATAGCCATCTCCATAGCCCCTACATAGGACTTTCCCACCCTGTTTGCTGCCATCAACAGTCTTTGATTAGCTTCACGCCCACTATCATGGAATCTTTGCTGAAACTGATAAGGTTGGTAGTAGTTTAATCTATTGGTCTGTTGGCGAGTCTTAAGAGTGGATATGATCTCATCTATTCTTTGTGTATCTGTAGACATAGTTATCCACCCCCTATTGTAATGATTTTTTTTCTAAATACAACTATATCTTGTGTTTTTGTTAGATTGAATTGGCACATGTTGTGTTATCGTATATACACTTATATTTCCCCAAGAGAATATGGAGAGAACTATATATATTATAACGTCTGGCTATGGGGGGTTGCCTATGTGCTGGAATTCTAATAAATAATCAATCATTCAATAAAATACACATCATTGGACATGTTCAGATATACCCTTATAAGCTTCTGTATTGCCTGTTATGGATAGATAAATATTTTTTGATAGATAGATACCAGATAATTATTTCTGATTTATTTTAGCGTGTGTGTTGGAAAGTATGAACGTTTATTTTCTAAGTATAAAAAACCTAAAACCCAGATAAAAACAAATAACCTCTTAATAGATATCTTCTTATACCCTTGTATATATTGCTCTATAGCATAGCCATGTATTTGTTGACTTTCGGCGATTTCTGACAAGGTAAAATCTCACCAATTTTGAGAAGCTTTTTTTTACTTTATAGACAAAACAAAAAAGGCAGTTTTTGAGACTGCCTTTTATGGAATATTTAGATATTGTTTAACTTTCTTTTTGTATTCTTTTTATGAAAAGATCTTTTGCATTTTCATAACTATGTAATGACTTGAATAAATAACTGCCGTTCCCTGTTTGTATACTGCCATTATCTTGTATGAATATTGGATGTATTATCCATTCTTTTGCAGTCTCAGACATTAAAAAGAATCTTTTAACATCAAATACATTATTTTTTAACTTCTCGCAAATAATCACTTGTAAGTTTTTACCACTGTTAGCCATTAATTTTTCATATTTTTCTTTATATTCGTTCATTTTTTTACCCTCTAAATTAATTAATTAATTTCATTATAGTCATATATTCATATATTGCAAGACATAAAAAAGGCTCAATTAAGAGCCTTTAATATGATTATATGATGATGTTTTAGTTTATTTTTCTATGAAATAACTATCTGTTTCTTTTTGAAGTGCTTTCTTAAATTTTTCTCTGGCATCTTCAAATTTATATCCAATATATTTAATTCCAAATGTTATTTCATCTTGAATGGTTGCATACATAACAAAGCCACCATCTTTATGTTTTTCTACTCCACCATGAATATCTGCATAACTACCATTTATTCCATAAATATCGTGTTTTTCTTTTATTTGTTTTTTCATTTTTTTCACCTTTCTAAAAGTTTAATAATACATCTATTTGTACAAGTACAATCATCATTGAATATAAAATACATATTCCAATAATTGCACCTGTAAAAGCTTTTAATATGTCTAATATGTTCATGCTAACTTATCCTGATACATTTCTCTGGTATCTTCATCATTATAATAATCAAGTGAATAATTAAGAAACATATCCCAATCAACTTTGAAAAGTTTATAGTCAGTTAGTCCACCTCTAGCATCAGCACCATTATGAATCGATAATGCAATGATATCATTATCATAAATGTCACCACCATATAAAAACTGAATATCTTGAGACAAAACAGTTTCTTCATTATATGTATAATGACAATTAATTTTACTGTCTGGATATATGAAGTTTTTCATAAATTCTTCTACATCACTCCAGCTATTTTCTCTTCCTTCTGGATTGTCTATATAATGATATTTATTTTCACTTATCCAATCTGTAAGTTTTTTATTTTCATCTGGTAAGTATTCGCATGATTCACTTAAATGATGAAATAAAGATTTTGTAGGATAGTCGTCTTCATAAGATATATACTTATCATTCTGAAAGTCTTTTAGCGTTCTTTTCTGGTTACGTTGCCACGCTCTTCCGTCTTTACCACCACTATCTAACATATGTATCCCTGTATTTTCTGTTAGCATTTCATATATTACATTATCTATGTTGTCAGGTTTTTCTTCACCACCTGAAAAGATATTATTTTTTTTCATGCCTTAACATTATCACAAGTTAATCACAAAATAAAACACATATATCATTTCTTTTTATCTACTGAATTAATTGATTATTATTTAATTCTAAAGATTTTTAGATTGAATTAGATCGCTTTACTTCTCGGATTGAATAGGAACGACTAGGATTGACTGACTGATTGAATGAACGACTAGGATTGAATGAGTGAACGACTAGGATTGAGTGGGAATCCATTCCCTTGTGTTATATGAAACTAAATTAATTTACTCTCTATGTATGCTATGGCGAATCTTTCTTTATCGTTTGGCGTAAACACCTTAGAATCTAAGCCATATTTGTGTCTGATTGAATTGATCTCGTTACAATAACAAACCCATTCCTCGTTTATTTTATCTTGATTTTGCTCTAAAAACTCGTTCTTGTATCCCACTTTACTCTTCCTTAAAATCACCTTGAATGTCTGGTATGGCATCATCACCATATTCAGTACCCTCAAAAGTTACTGTTATGCCTGGTGAATATTCTTGCTCTTCTCCCACGTCATCTATCTGTGAATCTTGATAGATATCTGTTACTTCATCTTCTGTTAGTTGTCTGTCGCTTTTGATTGTCCACGATCTAACATCAACAGTTTGTTCACTTGCTTCATATATGTATTGTTTGCTCATTTTTTCCTCTCTCTTGTTAAATATTCTATCCCAGTTACTTTGCACTTTTTCTTCTGGTACTTGCGATTTTCTTCTTGTATCACCTTTACCCATGTCTACTCCAATTTTTTATACATTGGTCGAAGTATTTGTTTATGTCAAAGTCTTCACCCTCTGATGTTATCGGCAGTTTTTTGAAACCTGGTATATCATCTTGGTATGGATTTTCCTCAGAAATATCTTTTATTCTTGCTATGGCATTTTCTTGATATTCATAAGGCATACTAGCTAAATGATTAACTAGTCTTACAATGACTAATTGATCTTCTTCGCTTAACTCATTTATCCTACATGCTACTGATATTTTATGTTCACTCATTTACTTATCCTCTCTTTAGTTTCTATCTGTGTTATGTGCTTATTTGCACAATCCATACAAAACCAATCTTCAAGCATTATGTTTGGGTTTTTTTTCTGCCATTCCTGTATTCTTGCATCTGAACATTCTAAAATTTCTAAAATATTTAGCATACCATTGTCATAATCGAATGTTTTACCACATACATTACACTCTCTTTGGTCTTCGATTAGCTTATTTACACTCATTTACTTATCCTCTCTGGTAGATAGGTTTGGGTGTATTCTGCATACTGATCGCCCAATTAATTTGTATGCTATTACCTATCTACCTTTATAACATCTCTGTTTAGTTACCCTCTAACTAAACTATAAACATTATTGCATCATATATTTGATTCTGTCAACAACATATTCTCGACTTTTTTTAGGCATTTCTTTTTATCGCTATCGGATAACATTGAAAATGCTATTTTTCCTTTGAGATTCTGCCTACGAGAACGTAGTTTGGCTTGTTCTCTGTTGCGATCATAATAATTTTTTTGAATTTCCTTATATCTTTCTGGATTTTTTAATCCCCATTTGTTTACTGCCATGTATCTCTCCTAAAATGGAACATCTGAATCATTGAATACGTTCTCAATATCATTGATGTTCTGCTTATCTTGATTGCTTAGTTTATCCTTTGGATTGTATGTGTTGATCTCGCCATATAATTTACCATTTTTAGCTTTCTTAACATCTACATTTATCCATTCGTTTGGATTTCCTAGTTCTTTTTTAAGCCACATGGCTAATTGTTTCTTGTTTATCCCTATCTTCATGTGTATGAACTGTTGGTCTGATTCGCTAAAATACAAACCCTCAGAAAATTGTTTATCATTCTTTGCCATTGTCTACCTCGTGGATTAAGTTAAATAATTTGTCATCTACAACAAATTCTTGTGTTTTTTCTGTAAACTCTTGCTCTGATAACAAAGCAAAAGCGTATTCCATAAGTCTTTGTTCGAGATATTCCTCATATTCTAGGTTTCTCTCGATTTCATACACTTGGAATTTGTGTGGACACCAATTAATAAAATGTGTCTTCTCTGGTGCATACCCCAACCGATCTAGTACATATTGTTGACCGAATATCTGGGTTGTATACTTAGATTTTATTTCATCTAAGGTATAGATATCCTTTCCTAACTTACCTGCCTTACATTCTGTAATAACTTTAAAGCAGTCAGTTATGCCATCTGGTGTTGATGACAGACTAACTATTCCTTTCTCTGTTTGTGCAAAATCATGCAATTCAAAGGATTTCTGGTTATCTAGGATAAAATAAAAGTCTTTACCTTTTTTACCTCTAAAATCAGCATACGATTTAAGGGCATTTATTTCATTATTTCGACCATACTCGGCAAAGGGCTTAGCAAAATCAGACATCTCAGGTTTTTCACCCAAAATATCCATTTGAAGTCGTGTATTTCTCTTACCATGACTGCCTTTACCCTTGATGTATTTGTTAAACCCCAAATAGTCAATAAATTGGCTAGATGATAGGTTGTAATACTTACGCATTGTCTAGGTCTTGTTCTGATTTGGTTTTCTTGCTAACAGGTTTAGGTGTTGGCTCGATTTCTGCATCTGAATAAAACAAATCATACACATTAAGAATTTTGAGGACTGCACGATCAAACCCTCTTTTCTCTGCCATTGCATAGTAATACTTAGACATACAGTTTTGAGGACTTGCCTCACCATAGGTTTCGATTGTTATATCACCTCTAGTGGCAATACATTTGATTGCTACACACACATCATATCTGCTTTCTACATCATGGTATTTACAGGTTATTCCCTCGATTCCTGCTACCTTTTCGACTGCCTCATGTGTGATTAGCCATTGTCTTGATTGACCATGAAACCAAAAATCAGCATCACGATCATCTTTGCTCTTAGGTTTAGTGAGATTATACTTATCAGCAAACTCACTTCTTGAATTATCTTTACTCATATTATTCTCCATTTACTATATAGAGACAATTATATGAAATATATTTGAATGTGTAAAGATATATGATATTGTATTTCTTAGTAAGTGGTTATGTTTAAGTTAGTAAATAAAACAAACAAAAACAAAACAAAGAAACAAGTATATTAAATACTTGTAAAGAAAAAATTATATTAATATCATGAAAAGAGGTTTAAGTAAATGGAAGATATAGGGGATTTAGCAAGATTTTACAGAATGATGGATAATTTATATCCAAATCAACCTAAATTAAACAAAGATCAGAAGAGGTTTTGGTATTTGGCTTTTAGAGAATATGACATAGAAAACCTAGTCAGATGTCTACATGAACACACCAAAGACACAGAACGAGGTAGGTGGAAACCAGAAATATCAGATATCATGAAGTATTTATCACAAGATAATTCACAATTAGATGAGACTTGGCAGAAATTCTTTGATAGAAAGACTGTTGATGATAAATTAGCAGTAGAAATATATGAAAGAATGGGTGGGTTATCCTTGAATCGCTTAACTTCTAAGGAATTAGAGGTTAAAAAGAGAACATTTATTGATCTATACATGAACAAGAAATCAGTAGAAAAGATACAGAATCTACCACCTACAGCTAAGAAAACACTATTGGAGAAGAAATGATTAGACTACATGACACCGAGCTTGAACAAGCGATTATTGAATTAAGAGAAAAGGGTAAAGAACTTGGCATTGCAGAGGGAGAATATGAGTATCTTGTGGCTATGCAAAAGACCACTAAAGCTACTGTATTTCTGGAAACCAAACAACAAGGATTAACAATTAAAGAGAGAGAAGCTATTGCTGAAACACATAAAGATGTAGTCAAATACATTCCTTTGATTAAAGAACAAAAGCAAAAATATATAGCACTCAGACACACGATTTCGAGCATTTTAGAAAGCTGTAACTTGTTTAGAACAAAGTCAGCAAACCTAAGAGGTGAGAAAAAACTCTATGGTGAGTTAGGTTAATTAATATTGGAGACTAAAATGAAAACAAAAGCTGAAATAACTAAAGAAAGTAATGAGTTAAGAGGCATGTTAGCTAAATCTGAAGCAGAAAATATGTATCTAAATGAGTTAATAGATTACATAAAAAAACTTGAACTAAAAGTCGTTAAAGAAGTAGCCGATAGTTCAGAAGATGCTGTACATGATGCTCGTGAACATCAAACTGGGTGTTTCCCCTACGAAAATGCTGTATCACAGTATGATTTAATCAAATTAATTATGGAAAAAGTTAGATATTATGAAGATGTAATCAATGGGAAAATATCTGGATTTGAACACAGAGCAAACTCTATCAAGGAAAAAACAGGACAATATCCTGATTGGTGGAAAGCTGAATTAAAGAAAAAACAAGGGTAAACAATAGGAGAGGGTATGAATATACTAAAATACAAAGACATAGTTTTTCAATTACTGAGTTCCTCCCCTATGACTAGAGATAACGACACGTTGTTGATATCTCTGGTCTGGGATATGCAACTCAAACAAAAAGACTATGTAGGATCGAGGGATTTTCTTGATGTTATGAGACTTGGATATCTTGCTAAACCTGAATCGGTTACAAGAGCCAGAAGAAAAATACAAGAAGATAATCCTTTACTTAGAGGTAAAACACATGGTAAAAGACAAGAAGAACAGTTAAATGTTCTAAATCAATTAAATCAATGGGAGGAAAACAATGAATATAGATGAACTAAGAGGAATGGAAAAAGCATACAAAGAAGTAAAGAGTTTTTGTGAAAAAATAAAAACAGACAAAAAAGACAGCCCTGTTCATGATGGTGCAAAAATAGTTTTGAGCCATGTAATTTGGCTTTGTAATGATAATATGTCGACCATCGAACAAAACATAGATGGTGAAATAGAAAGAATGTATCAAATGATGGAGCATAATAAAGCCATGAACGATCCTGAGATGATTGAATGGCAGAAAGAAAATATAAAAACCACAGGAGGAGAAGATGATAGACAAGATCACAGAGATTTGTAATCAGCTACCTGATGTAGTTAAGGCAGTCTTATTTGTATCAGCTATTAGTATCTTTTGGTCATTGGTTTTGTAATGAATCCTACCAAAAGAAAAAAGATAGCAGAAGAACAAAAAATAGATGGGATTTTTGATCAAATAAATGCTCCATGGCACAGAAAAGGTAACATAAGTTATTATAAATGGAGAAACTATCAATATTTCAAAGTCAAATGGTCTACTTTAACACCAAAACAAAGAGACGAAATGTTTTTATTTGAACTTGAACTTTATAATTTTTTGTCTATTAGTATTATTAATGCTTTTTATCAACAAAACTTAGAGACAATTGGGGAGATGAAAGACTTCTTTTTTAGTCATTCTAGCGACTATATTTTAAACAATATGTACAACATGGGTAAAAGAAACATACAATATTTAGCTATGTTTATGTTGGAATTTTACCCAGAAGAGTTTGAAAAAAGTGATAAGAAAATAGAAATAAAAGTGCCTAGGAAAAAGATAAAACCATATGATGTGTTTTATATTTAACTATGTATCGTAACAAAAAACTACTAGAACTAATGAGGGAACTAGACTGTCAGCATTGTGGTGCGAGTGATGGAACTGTATGTGCCTGTCATTCAAACCAATCCAAACATGGCAAGGGAATGGGTTTAAAAGCACCTGATTCCCTTGTTGTTGCTCTTTGCCACAGGTGTCATTATGAAATGGATAATGGCAAAAATCTAAGCAAACAAGAACGTAGAGACATGTGGACTGAAGCATATGTCAAAACAATGAGAACATTAATTGAAAGTGGGAGGTTAATTATTAATGATAAAAATTGAGAAGAACGTACCGATAATAAACAATGGCAGACCTTGGAAGTATAAAGAGTATTTTGATGCTTTCTTGGACATGGATAAGGGAGATTCATTTGTAGTCGACAACTATAATATTGTTGATTCTGTTAGAAAACATGCATGGAAAAATAAAATACCATTAAGTTTTAGAAAGCTAACAACCAAGAGGTATAGAATATGGAAAGTGTAAAAAGATATTTTCATACAAGATTTGATGCTAAAGCATTTGATCTAGAGTGTAAAAATGTAGATGGAACTAAGAGATGGTCTGATGAAGACATACAAATACTTTATAAAATAGAAGATGCAGAGCCAAAATCTAATGGAATTGGCGAAACTCATTTTCCTTGGGGTTTGAATCCTAACCTACAATACTATATGATTGAACAATACAAACTACATGGTGATGACTATTTGAAATCAATAGGCACAAGGGTAGAACAAGAGAGAGAAAAGATAAGGAAGAAACGTGAAAGCTGATCTTCTCTCACTTCTGACTGCAAAGTCAATGAATTACGAAATATCATCAGGCAATCACGATGCTATTACTTCTGAAGATATTGCTCACTTTTTGGGGACTAGGGGATTGGACAACAGAGAATATGATTTTCTCATGGCGAAATACACAGACAACAACTATGCAAGATCATTGGTATTCGATGATATTTATGAAGATGTCTGCGATATATTTTTCAAACATGTAAAACCAGAACAAATAAAAGGCGATAAGTTTTTAATTAGAAACTTTATTAATCTATCACTCAGGGAAGTTATCATGACTGTTTGTCCTTTCTGTCAAGGCAGAGGGGTAGTCAAATCAAAAGACAGTATAGACAAGTGCTATCATTGTGAGGGTACAGGTCAGTTCTTGTATGATGATGATAATCGCCCAGAGTTTCTAGGTATGGATAAAAAAGATTATCTACAATTTAAAAAACCATATTTAGAAACATTAGAGTTTGTAAAAAACATTGAGATCAATGCCCTAGCAAAGATAGGGGATGAATAAACTCAAATGGACTAGCTCACTAATCCTCTCTTGTGGGTTAGTCTTGACATCATTTAATATCTATCCGATCAATCTTTATGTGCAGTTTATAGGTGTAATGGGTTGGTTGGTTGTCGGAATCAAAACCAAAGATCATGCTTTAGTCTTCGTAAATGGGGTTGGACTGGCAATTCTAGGTTTTGGGATGATATATTCTTATATTTCCTAAAAAACGACCTCGTAGAATCGCTATAATCCAATTTAAATGGGTTGGGTGATACCCTAAGTACCCACTAATGTGTAAGTCGCTTCTCGTCCATCTCAGGAGCTTCTACAGGGTGTTCGTCTTTTTCTTCCTCTGTAGCATCCTGAATCATAGCTAATTTAGGTTTTAGGGCAGGAATCTTAGCAACTAGACCTTGTAGCTCCTCGATAAGCTCCTCATCTGATTTACTTTGTGCTTTATCGACATTGAGATTGATATTCTGAGAACTAAAACCACCCATCTCTAAAACTAATTTAGCTGTATTGAGTCTGACTGCATCTTGTTCTGATCTAAGTAGGTCTTGTAGGACTGTAATAGCTAATCCAGATGTTGATGTAATTCTATCTTCGTTCTTCTCTCTGATTTCATGGGCATATTTCTTTTTAAGATATGAACCCATTTGTGTTGGATTGGAAGTCCACCCTGCTTTCTTAGCTGATTGTGCAGCGTTACCTGCTGTCTCACCCTCAAGATAATATTCTATAAATTTTTGTTCATCTTCTTTACTTATTTTCTTCGGCATCTACTTTCTCCATTAACCATTTCTTTAATTTATTTGTTACGTGTTTGGGTAGTGTTAAATCTTTTCTATCTTTAATCCAAGACTTATCTACCACAAGACTCCCATCTATATCCACCTGTGTGTCAGACCCTGAGATATGACTGACAAGTGTTATAGTTTTGTCGTTCTCCTCAACGACTAATCCAATAGATATACAATCAGCTAGATTGTGCTCTAATTCTTTTATATTTGTCCACCCAGATGTAGGGCTAATTGCATCTTCCCAATTAATAAGTACGAGTTTTGGTTTCATTTTTTGTTTCTTAAAAAATTTAAGTATTCAGCACCCTCTTCTACTTCCCAAAATATTTTGATGAAGTCAGGATGGTCTTCAGTTAAATGGGTATTAAATACAGCAACAGCACAAGCAGACATCATCTTACATGGAAGATTAAGTTGCTTTGCAAAGTTATCGTATTTCTTGTACGAGCCAACTTGTACACAATGCATAATTTTTCCATCGTTTCCTGAGTTGGCATCTTTAATTGGTGAATATCCAGAGACATGAGTATGTCCTGCTATCAGTAAGTGGTCTCTTGCATTGAACAATGCGTGTCTTACGATTCCATGAGCTGTGTTATACATTGAGTGTCCTCTGAAGTTATGTGCACAGTTCACTTTAATTTCGTGATTAGGTAATTTAATTTTTAGTCTTGCGTTATGTTCTGAGTAAATAGTTTTTAGAGGTTTGCACATCCATTTGATAGGATCACCCTCCATAGCCCACATGTCATGGTTACCTGCAACGATAAAGATGTATGGCGTTGCATTAACTAACCACTCAACTAACTGCCATTGTTGCTCACCATTAGTGGTTTGATCTGCCCACAACCCTGCTAGTTTAGAACGTCTAGCCCAATTATTAGAAAGGTCACCTACAGAACAAGCATACATTCCTTCTGTTTTATTAACTATATCTATATGGTTTCTAAGTGATACCCAGTCACACCCATCATCATCAACGTGTGGGTCGCCTTGTATGTATAACCCTATAGGTTTAGGGTCTTTGATTTTTATGTTTATAAATTCGTCTTTTCTTTCTCTTGCATCTTTCCTTTTGAAGACTTCAGTTCTTTGTTCTATCAGTTCTTCTGTAGACCAATCAGTCTCTGACATCTCTTGTAGCTCATAGTTTTTTACAACTTTTGGATTCTGTGTTTTCTTACCACAAGTCTTACATTTAAACCTTTTTCTTTGATGTTGTGTACCATCAGTACCTGCTTTGATGATGTGGCTAGAACCACAACTAGGACAAACGAGCATGTCTCCATCTTCGTTTCTTTGGATAACTCCAATTCTGCTGTAGTTACCACCATTGTTATGTATGGTCATTTTTGTTTTTCCTGTTTAATTAGATATTCGAGATACCACTTAGCTTTCTCTAAGTCTTGTAGTGGTGTGCCTTTGTATGGAAAACGAGTAACATATTTTACGATGTTCCCACGAACATAATCCATATCCCAGGACCTAATGTATTCGATTGTCTCTATACCTTTGGTATAATGACTTGGTCGATTAATTAGATCTTCTTTCTTCTTCATCTATTTTATCCATGACTTCTTCATAAGGTATAGGTTCACAGTTTAAAAAAACTACTCCTCCATATTTATAATCAATCCTATTGTTAATTACAGTTCTTATGCTTATTTCAGCACTCGGATCTATTGCATGGATTGCTTTGATGATTTGCATTTCCCTTTTTGTATAAGGTATGTTTGCACTCATAGTACCTCCTACTAGCTAACTATGTAATAAGCTAACGCTAGTATAAGTATAAACTCTAAAACCGATATTTCAGGTTTTAGATATTTTGTTCTTACCTTACTTAGCAAGAACTTAATTATCTTTATCATCTCATTAGAGGGTTGCTACTTTTAGCTTCCAAGTTCTCCAACTTTGATTTCAATACAGATAATTCTTTTTCTAGTGGTGCAATGTTAGGAATAGTCCTAGCTTCTACCACCTCTAACCTGTTGAGTATTTGTCCTACTTGAACAAACAATCCACCTAGTGTAATAACTAATCCTATAATTCCTGCTATTGTCTTGATGTCCATAGTCTGTCCTCGTAAATTTGATTTGGGTAAATGTTTCTAATATCAACATAGTTACTGTTAGTGTATGTACCTATATCAATACTTTGTAATTCAGGTTGTATAAATATATCTGTGTTTACTTTTGAGTAAGAAGATATTTTATTATCTTTAGCCATGACTTTAGCTACTATCATTTGTGTAGCTTTTAGCTGACCATCTATTGTTTTAATTTTGTCTGCCACTTTAATAGATATCTCTTCTATTGTTAGTTCGGTTTCAAAACTCCTACTGTTGTCTTGTGTGCTTTCAGATACTCCTGCTGATTCTGTTTCGACAGCTCCTCCTGTATCTTCACCCACTTCCGTATCTCTTTCTGTTTCTTCGACAACTTCTGTTTCATTTACTTCCTCCACAGGTGCTTCAACTATTTCTTCAAATACTTCTTCGATAGCAGGTTCTTCTATAACTTCTTCTACTATCTCAGGTTCTATCATAGCAGGAGCTAATACAATAGTCTCCTCTACAAACTCTTCTTCTATAAAAATAGGTTCTTCTATTATCTCTACAACTGGTTCTTCAAAAACCACTTCTTCAATAATAGGTTCTTCGTAAACAAATTCTTCTATATATATTTCTTCTACAACTTCAGCTACAGAACTTATATGTTGTGTTTGTTCTAGTGATAAAACAACAGGATCATAAGTCATAGTGACCGATATGTTATCTACATTAGGACCACCAAGATTAGAAGCAGCATCGCCATCAGACCCACTAATAAAAATATTTCCAATGTTAGAATTAATCCCTGTATACGATAAACTATCTGTGAAATTTTCGCCATTAATTCCTGTAACATCTGTTCTCTCCTGTGTCGTTGTAGCTAACACATTATCATTATCATCTTTAATTTGTAGTCTTATCGTAAAGGTATCAGTAGCCCCACTTCTCCAACCACCTACACCACCTTCTCCATTTTGAACTTCAACAGTAGAGTTAAGTGTAATGCCATTGTTAAGCATAGGTTGTGTAATCGTATCTGAATATAAATTAAAGTTCTGTTCTATGCTCCCATAGTCTCCAAACTCTACGTCATGTCCACCTGGACAACAGTCATTTATACGTACTGCATCACCTGATAACGTCCAACCTGTAGTTCCATTATCGAAACCTGGATTAGTAATTAGATTTTCTGTGGTGTCTGAATTTGCCACTAGAGGTAGCATTAACAGAATCAAAAACTTTTTCATTACCTAGTTCTTCCCATCTTTGTTTAGCTTGTTCGCCAATTAATCCATCTATAGGACATGGTGTACCTGCATCCATCATAGATTTCCATACAGCTTTGTCTTGACACATCAATGATATCGCTGCGACTTTCATACCTAAACCATTAAGTAGTTTAGCTTTCTTTCTTCTTTCGCACTCCATATCATGATAGTAAGTACCCATAGATGTGCTGAATCCAATAACAGTCATGCCAATAGATAAAGGTATTACACAACTATCTTGACCATATACTGACATAGCAGGTGCTGTTGCAGAATTAACAGCAGTCTCTTGGTTACTGTTGTTAGTTGTAGAATTTTGTGTGGAATTAGTTTGACCACCTGAAAAATTATTCGTAGTTTCCTGACTGTAGCCACCACTTATGGTTGTGTTACTTCCTGAACCAGTATGGCTTTGGGTGTTGGTTGTAGATCCTGTGCTACTGGTATCTGATACAGCATCTTCTATCGCATATCCTAAAATAATAACTATAAATATAGCTATTACTAACAGTATATTTCTCAACGACATTTCCATTTTCTTAATGCCAACGCTTTACGAGTTGGTCTGCCTTTACTGTCTTTCATAGGACCTTTAACACCAGACATTCTTGCACAAAAACTTGCACGTCTTTTTGCTGCTTTTGATCCTGGTTTAACTTTACCTGTTACAGGTCGTTTTAAGTTAGAACCTTGTGTTCTTTTAAAATACTTTCTACCTGCTTCATTAAGTCCACCTGTTTTGCTTTGATATCTTTTTGCGACCATTTTATTTCCTTGTTAATGAACCACCGAAATACAATCCAATGATTGAGAATATTGTATGTGATTGTAAGTTAGTTATATAAATCGTATTGCCTTGCTCAAA